GCTTCGGTTTGGTACACGTGGTATGCAAGCAGTCGATGGTTTTACACAAGCCATGGTTGCTAACTCTGAAGCCCGTGCACGTGCATTTGATGTAGTTACAAAAGGTGGTCGTCTTCCGTTTGACGAAGTTAAAGCTAATGCTTTGGCTAAAGATGTCAAGAGTAAGATGTATGATGAAACAGGGTTGATTAGAGACGAAGCAGTTAAACGCACTGCTGGTGAAATCTCCATGAATTTGGATACTGAATTTACCGATGGTCTTTCTACTCTAATCAGACGTGCTCCTATTCTTAGACCGTTCTTGCTGTTTACCAAGACGCCTCTCAATGAACTTAAGATGTCTGCTTCATACACACCACTTGGTTTGTTCATGAAGGATGTCCGTTCTTTTGTCCTTCCATACGAAGCTATGGCAAAAGACGATGTAGCAGCTATGCTCACCCAACGTGGTCATGATCTAAGCAGCATTGATGTAGAAGCTACGTACAAAGAAATCCGTGCTGATATTATCGGCAGACAAGCCATGGGTGCCGTTATGGTAACTGGTGCTACTGGTTTGGCTATGAACGGACTGATGACTGGTAACGGTCTTTACGACAAACAAAAGCAAAGATTGCGTAATGACGCTGACTGGAAACCACGTTCTATTCGACTGCCTAATGGTGACTGGGTTAGTTACGATAACCTTGGTCCTATTACAACTTGGTTGTCCTTGACTGCTGATGTTGTCGATAATTTTGATACCCTTGCACCTAACGATATTGCAACTCAACTGAGGAAACTAGGTTTTGTTTTGGCATCTGGTTTTAAAGATAAGACAGCCCTTGCTGGTATTGAATCTTTGATGGATGTTTTGACACTTAACCCTGGTGCACTTAGTAAATGGTCTTCAGGATTCCTTACTAGCGCCCTGGTACCTGGTTCAAGTCAGCTTTCTGAGATCGCCCGTCTTATGGACCCAGGTCTCAAAGAAATTGATATGGAGTTGACTCAACTGATGCGAAACCGTCTTCCGTTTGCAAAAGGAGCATTGCCTTCTAAGTATGATTGGATTGATGGCGGTGAGGTCGGAGTACCTGATAACTTCTTTGCTCGTGTATGGAATGTTTACATGCCGTGGAAAGTCAACGGTAAGATTAGCGATGAAAAGCAGTTCCTTCAAGATGTCGAGTTTGACGCAAGACCAAGTCTTCGTACACTAGATGGTGTTGAAATTACTGCAGAACAACGCTCTGAGATCCTAGACCAAATGGGTAAAGATAGACTATTCCAAGGTGGTATCAGGCGTGTTATGAACCGTCTACCAGGTGGTGCTGAAGGGTTCCGTAAACGTTATAAAGAAGCTGTTGATCAAGGTTTGGATGTTGATTTGAGTACGTTTGAAAACATCCATGTTATGCTGGATCAAGAGCTAAATAGAGCAATGAGGATGGCTAGAGCTGCTGTACCTAGTAACTCTGAAATCACACGTAAACGTATTATTCAGGAAGTTACTGGACGGTATCTCCGTAGTGGGAACCAATCAGAAGCAACCCGCTTCCTTGACTACATGGAACAATTCTCTCGGTAATTTTTTTAACAAAGCGTTATGGCATGCCCAAGTTTTAATACATTTACAGGAGATGGTTCTACTACGAACTATTCCTTTACATTTGAATATCTAGAGCAGGACGAAGTTAAAGTAACTCTTACTGGCGTCCCTACAACTGCATTTACATTTGCCAACGCTACCACCCTTAGCTTTAATACCGCCCCAGCTGATGGCAGCGAAATCCGTATTTATCGTGATACGGATCTTTGCACCCTTAAGGCTACATTTTTCCCAGGTTCTGCTGTTAAAGCAGAAGATCTTAATAATAACTTTACGCAAAACAACTTTGCTGTACAAGAAATTAAAGATAATACTTGGGATGTAGATACTGAAACTATTAAATCTAATGAGACGTGGGTAAGTAGCGACAGTCAAGTTGCTACTACTGCGGCTCTGGATGCTCGTTTTCAAGACGAAGCAACCGAAACTATTGAAAGTACAGAGACTTGGGTTAGTGATGACGACCGGGTTCCTACAACCCTTGCAACTGACAACCGTGTAGATTCTAAAATCGATGCGGCTATCACCGGTTCTATTAGTGTCGATGGTTCTGGTCTTACTGTTGATCAAAGCAGTGGTGATAGTGCAGAATTCGGTATTGGTGCTGGTTCTGTCGATTTGGATAGAATCAACCCTGACAACATCACTACATCTTCTGAAACTAATCCTAATAACGATACTACTATTGCCACAACAGCTAAGATCGATGACATGATCGATGATGCCATCACTGGCGACATTGCTGTTGACAACACAGGTTTGTCTGTAACAAATGATGGTGACGGTACAATTACACTTGGCATTGATGCAGGTAGTGTCGATCTTGACCGTATTAAAGACGACGATAAGATTACTTATGCTGAGCAAAATGCTGGATCTCCCAGTCCTGCTGATACTAATATCTTTACTGCATCAGCATCTGCACGTCGTTTCGATACTCTTGTTCAGACCACTACTCCTACTGGTTCAGATTGGGAAACTGGTAAGACTTGGCTGCAAAATGACGATGACCAAACCCTTAAAATTTGGAATGGCGATACCTGGCTAGATGTTGCATCTGGTGGTTCCTTCCGTACTCAAGATAAGGTTATCTACGTTGATGCTACTGGTGGTGATGATTCTAAGACTGGTCACCGCATTAGTGGTCCTAAGCTGACCATTAAAGCAGCTATCAATGATATTAACGCTGACATTGCAATTTCTACAGAATCATCTGACGGTTTTGATGGTGGTAGTGGTTACACTAACGGTTCTTACACAGATGTAGCATTGACAGGTGGGACAACAGGTTCAGGTTTGACTGCTGATATTACAGTCGAAGGTGGGGCTGTTACTGCTGTAACTAACGTTTCTAGCACTACTCTTGAAGAGTATCAAATTGGTGACGTGCTATCTGCTGCTGATTCTAATCTTGGCGGTGGTGGTGGATCTGGTCTAGAGATTCCTATCATTGGTGGTGGTGACGGTATGACCGTTATTGTGTCTGCTGGTGTCTATCAGGAAGCCGGGCCAATTCAAATTAAACGCCGTAATGTATCGATTGTAGGTATGGCGCTGCGTAGCACTATTGTGCATCCTACGGTTGCAACACAAGGCGACCAATCTGATGGTAACCACGCACTGTTTGAATTGAACAGTGGTTCATTTATTCAAAATCTGACACTGACTGGTATGAAAGCCAGTAACTCTGGTACCAATACTTTGGACTCAGTATTGCCAGCACGTCAGGGTTGGAACTTTGCATTCTACAACAATTGTTATCTTAGTAAGTCTCCGTATATTCAAAATTGTACTAACTTCTCTGATAGTGAAATTGATAACAATGACCTTCGGGCTCATCGTCCTCGTGGTGGTATTGCAGGTGATACTGATTCCGCACCTACTGGCGGCGGTATGCTGGCTGACGGTGCCGTACCTAAGAGCACTAGCCCGCTTCGCTCGATGGTGGCAGACAGCTACACCCATGTTGGTCTAAATGGTCCTGGCATTCTTGTTACTAACAACGGTTATGCACAGTGCACTTCTAGCTATGCATTCTTTAACAAGTATCACATCAAAGCTTTGAATGGTGGTCAGGCTAACCTGGCT